GCCCGCAATGGGATGCCGATCTTAACTAGGTCAAAATGTGTAATCATAGGATCATCATATAGCCCCCGAAAAAGGGGCGCAATGCCTTTCCCGGCGACCACCGGAGGCCCGCGGGGGCTGATCCCCGCACCGTAGGCCCGCCATCCCGGCGGGCTTTTTTATTGGAGCAATGAAATGTCTCTGACTGCCCTTCGCTCGCTGGAGAACGCGCGCGAGAACGGGCGCAAGGTCAACGCGGACAAGGCGCGCAAATCATGGTCGGCCCGCAAGGCGGAAATGGAGCAGAAAGTAAGGCGCATTTATTAACGCTTTTGAGCAAGCCAAGTTGTTATTTCATCCATTGTTTTCTTGCCCACCCCAGGGGCTTGGCGAATTAAATCTAGGGATGCGGCAATGCTGGACCTGTCGTTAATGTCCAGGCCACAAGACTCAATCGCGTTTTCGGTCCGAACTGAAAATAACGGCTGATTTTCATCGACCATTTTCTGCTTAAAGGACAGAACCCTTTCTGTTTCTTCTAGCCTCTTAATGCGCCTTTGATACTTCGCATGTGCTGCGGCGATTTCCTTGTCGCGCGCAAGTTCGATCTCTGCTCGCGTGGGTAGCGTGTGCTGTTTTTCCATGGGCGAAGTTTACGGCCCATGGCCTTGGATTGCAAGATTCCCGGCGACCACCGGAGGCCCGCGGGGGCTGATCCCCGCACCGTAGGCCCGCCATCCCGGCGGGCTTTTTTATTGGAGCAATGAAATGTCTCTGACTGCCCTTCAGGAGCAGCGCGGTCGCCTTGTGACTCAGGCCCGCGAAGCGCTCGAAGAAATCAAGTCGAACACCGATGAAGCGCGTTCGGTTGAACTGGAATCCCGTCACGACGCCATAATGGCCGAGTTTGACAAGGTGGAAGCCAACATCGCTCGCGAAGAGCGCGTTGCCAAGGCCGAACGTGAGGCCGAAGAAGCCCGCGCCAAGTCCCGCCCCAACATGGGCGAGGGCGAAGCCAGGGGCCAGGATGAGCCGGCCAAGCCGTCCTACCGCGATGCGTTCATCGCTCTGGCCCGCTGCGGTTTCAACCCGCGGGAGCTTTCGGACGAACAGCGCGCCGTCATCAAGGAAGGCGTCGCCGAGTTTCGCGCTCAGTCGACCACGGCCGGCGCTGGTGGCTACACCGTTCCGACCGACCTGGCTGCCGTCGTTGACAAGACGATGAAGGCTTGGGGTCCGATGTACGATGAAGCCATCTGCACGGTGCTCAACACCTCGGGCGGCAACCCGCTGGACTTCCCGAAGACCGACGACACTGCAGTTGCTGCTGCGCAGCACACTGAAGCCACGGCCATGACGGACGACGGCGGCGTCGATGCGACCTTCACCAAGATGACCCTTGGTGCGTTCGCCTACGACACCGAATGGGTGCAGATTTCCATGGAAATCATGCAGGACAGCGCGATCGACATCGAACAGTTCATCGGTGAACTGCTCGGCGAACGTCTCGCCCGTCGCGTCAACTCGGAACTGACTGTCGGTGACGGCACGGGCGACCCGCTCGGCATCGTTGCGGCTTCGGCTGCCGGCAAGACCTCGGCCTCGACGACCGCGTTCATTGCTGATGAACTGATCGACCTGCTGCACTCGGTTGACCCGGCTTACCGGGCCTCGCCGAAGGCGCGTTGGCAGTTCAACGACACCACCCTGAGCCAGATTCGCAAGCTCAAGGACGGCAACGGTCAATACATCTGGTCGATGGGCGACATCCGCACGGGCGAGCCCGGCCGGCTGCTCGGCTACAACTATTCGGTCAACCAGGCGATGGTCAACGCGGCGACCGGCACTAAGCCGGTTATCTTCGGCGACCATAGCAAGTACTACGTCCGCAAGGTCGGCGCTCCCGTCGTCGGCGTGCGCCGTGAGTACTACTGGCCGAACATCGGCCTGGCCGGCATCGTTCGCCTCGACGGCGACCTGCTCCAGACCAGCGCCGTCAAGCACCTCGTCATGGCGTAACCGGTTGGGGCGGGCTTCGGCTCGCCCCTTCCCTTTTAGGGAGGAAGCCACATGGCTGGCTCTTATAATACCACCGGCTACCGCAACGCTGATGGCGTGCTGGTTACCCAGGGGCAGACTGCGGTCACGCAGGCAAGCTCGATTACGACTGGCGTGACCTGCTCGGCCTATTCGGGCGTCATTACGACTGTCTCGCAGACTGTCGCAGGCGGTGCGGAAGCTGAGTTCACCGTAACCAATACGAAGGTCCGCGCGACCGACGTAGTGGTCGCCTGCATCAAGACGCACACCTCCGCTGGCGAGTTCATCGTGGGTGTTTCGGCTGTTGCAGATGGTTCGTTCAAGCTGCGGCTTACGAACCTTCACGCCTCGACGGCGGGCGATAACGTGCTCGTCATCAACTTCGTCGTTCTGCCGTGCGAAGCGTAAAAGTTCGGTTGCTGGTCGGTCTTTCGGGACCGACCTTCAACCTCCAGCCCGGCGACATCTACGAATGCGATGAGGCGGAAGCCACGCGCCTTCACAGCGCCCGCTACGCCATTCCCTACGAGGAAGACCGCATTGAGCGCGCCGTGGTCGCGCCAGCGCCGGAACGCCGCGACCCGCTCGACCATGACGGCGACGGCCGAAAGGGCGGGAGTTTGCGGGGTGCGCAATCGACCCGCGCGAAAGGTGCTCGCAAGAAATGAGCTGGTATCCGGCCACCGTCACAGTTGCCGCCGCAAGCGAGCCTATCTCGCTGGACGAGGCGCGGACTCATGACCGCTGGGACGGCAGCACGGATAACGACACCGCCCTGTCACTCTACATTGCCTCGGCGCGGGCCTACGTCGAAAAGTATTGCGGCACCGCACTGGTGACGCGGACTGTCACCGTGAAGTGCGACAGCTTCGACGATTTCGCGGTTTTCCCGCTTGCCCCGTTGTCGTCGGTTTCGTCTGTGTCGTATGTCGACACGGCCGGCGCGACGCAGACACTTTCCACCGATGTTTACGAAGTCCGCATCGACGGACTCGATGCCTCTATTGTCCTGAAATACGGGCAATCCTGGCCGGGCATTCAATCCGGCTCGCGCATCACCGTAACGGCGGTCCTCGGCTATTCGGCCATCCCCTCCGACATCAAGCACGCCCTGCTTATCCTCGTTGCCCAAGGTGACAACGAGCGCGAAGCGGCATTCGCGGGCGTCCACGACCTCCTTGCCAACCATCGGATTTACGTAGGAACCTGACAATGGCTGCCCCAACCTCAACCAATTCCACGACCTCAAGCACCACGCTTGCGACTGTGACTGGCCCGTTTGTCATCGAAAACACCGATGCAAACCGGCTTTACGTCCTGCTGCACAGCGGCACGGCCTCGGCGACCAACTTCAGCTTCTCGCTGGCGCAAAACGAGAATGCCGAGATTACGGCCTATCGCGGTGTCGTAAAGGGCATCTGGGCCGGCGACGGCTCGGGCGCTGCCCTGCTTACGGAACTGTACTAAGTGCAAGCCGGTCGCCTCAATAGGCGGATTACCATCCTGCAGTCCGGGACGACGCGCGAAAGCACGTTCCGCACGGACACCAAGGGGTGGGTGCCGCTGGCGACCGTATGGGCTGAAGTGCAGGACATGCTGCCTTCTCGTGGTGACAGGCTGGCGGAAGGCGTGGACATCGCCCGCAAGCCCTGCCGGGTCCGCATTCGCTACCGCACGGACGTGACCAGCGACATGCGCCTACGCATCCGCAGCGAGGAATATCGCATCGTCTCGGGTCCGGTGGAATTGGGATTGCGCGAGGCGCTGGAAATGCTGGCGGAACAGGTCACCCCGGAAGGCGTGCGCCCATGATCAAAACCAAGGGCTTCAAGGAACTGGATGCGTTCCTGGCCGCCTTCCCGGCAAAGCTGCAAAAGAACGCTGTTAGGTCTGCCCTCACCGCTGCCGCCCGGCCCGTCCGGGATGAGGCGCGGGCACGGGCGGAACACAAGACCGGCAAGCTACGCAAGGCCATCAAGACCTCAAATCCGAAGGTCAATGCAGACGGGACGGTCAGCGTTCGGGTGAAACTGCAGGGCGAGCACAGCTATCTCGGCTGGTTCCAGGAATATGGCGTCGCGCCGCACTTCATCCGCGCGGGCGATAGCGGGAAATCCCCACGGCTGTTGAACAAGGCGGCGAAGCGCGGGGATGTTCTCGGTGACGTTGCCACGGGCCATCTTAAGATCGGCGACAACTTCATTTCCGGCGAGGTCTTCCACCCTGGCCGCGCTGCAAGGCCCTTCCTGCGCCCGGCGCTAGATGCCCGCGCCAAGGATGCGGTGCAGGCGTTCGGCGACCGGCTGGCGTCCTACCTGAAAGACAAGACCGGCTTTTCCGCTCCGGCAGTGCTTGAGATCGACGAATGAACGGGGTCGCCGCTATCCTCCAGTTGCTCGCTGCGGATGCGGGCATCGGGGCATTGATCGACGTGGACGCCTCGCCCTCCAGGATTACCGGGGGGACTGTCTCGCGTAACGTGACACTTCCCGCTCTGGCGGTGCAGGAAATCAGCTCTGTTGACCGCAACATCCCCAACCCCGGCCCCTATCGGCACGTAACCGACCGGGTGCAGGTAACGGGGATGGCGCGGACATATCCCGACCTCGTCGAACTTATGCAGGCAGTGACCGCCGCCTGCGCAGACCAATTCCCGACCGTATCGGGTCTAACCCGCGTGGTCGTCCACACCGATGGCGCAGGCCCGGACTTCATGGACGACCAGGCATCGCTTTTTATGAAAACCCAGGACTTCCGCGTCTCATATTCCGAGGCGCGATAAGTAATTGCCACTCCGGCAATAAGCCCGCCCTGACCGTGACGGGGCTCTTTCCTATCAGGAGCCAACCAAATGACCGTTGCAACCACGGCGGGCACGACTATTGCTGTGTCCGCATCTGCCCCCGCCACCTACGACAGCGCTGGTTACGGCGCCCTTTCTTTCACGACCGTTGGCGAGGTTACCAACCTCGGTTCGTTCGGCCGTGAATATGCTCTGGTTACGCACAACCCGATCGGGACGCGCGCTACCCAGAAATACAAGGGCAGCTACAACGAAGGCCAGATTGCCATGGAGGTCGGTCTTGACACCGACGACGCCGGGCAGGACTTGCTGGCCACCGCCTCGGCCTCGGACAGCAACTATTCGTTCAAGGTCACCGCGCAGAACGGCGATGTCTATTACTTCATCGCCAAGGTCATGTCGTTCAAGCGCAACTTCGGCGGCGTCGACCAGATCACCTCGGCGACCATAACGCTCGAAATCACCTCGTCTTCGGGTGGTGTCGGCGTCGTGACCGTCGAAGCGTAAGGGGGAAAGCTAGATGGCAACCTCCCTCAGCACTGCTCGCGTTTCTGGCGGGTTTTCCGCCAATTTCGCCAGCACGGTCGACCTGGGCACCGTCACGCACGATGTTGCGTGGGGTCCGTCCTATGTGTTTACCGATGGAACCGGCGCCGACCAGGCCAAGGCGGTTTTCACCGATACGCGGACGATCGCTGCATCGTCCTCGGAATCGCTGGACCTCGACGGCCTGACCGACGCGTTCGGCAACACGATCGTCGGCACGAAGATCAAGGCGATTGCGATCCAGGCTGCGTCCGGCAACACCAATGACGTTGTCGTCGGCGGTGCGGCGTCCAACCAGTTCGCTTCGCTGTTCGGCGACGTGTCGGACACGATCAAGATCAAGCCCGGCGGCTTTTTCATGGCCGTTGCTCCCAACTCGACCGGCTACGCGATCACCGCGTCGACCGGCGACACGCTCAAGATTGCGAATAGCTCGTCCGGCTCGGGCGTAACCTACACCATCGCGATCCTGTTCGTGGTCTGATTCAGTCCGTGAGCTGAGACTACCCCACTACCCCCGCTTCGGCGGGGTTTTTTGTCCCTGCCTGCCAGCGTCACGGAGGCGGCAGGCAGGGGCACCTTCCGTGAAAGGATAGCCAATGTTTGATATCACCAAAAAGCGCGCCAGCGAAACGGGCGTCATCGACCTCAAGAACGGCGATGGCGGGATGCTGTACGATGACGAAGGCAATCAGCTTTCGGTCACCGTTTATGGACCCGGATCGAAAATCTGGCAGCAGGCGGATGCGGAAAACAACCGCCGCCGCAATGAGCGTATCCGCAAGGCCGGCGGCAACTTCACCGCTGCGCTGGACAACGTGAAAGATGACCAGATCGACTTCCTCGTTCGGGTGACCATCTCGTTCGACGGGTGGGAATACCCTGCCGAGAAGGGCAAGTGGCCAACGCAAGCGGATATGTTCCGCGCGGCCTATTCCGATGACAGCATCGGCTTCATTCGCGACCACGTATTCAGCGAGGTTCGCGACTGGACGGCTTTTACGAAAGGCTCGGCGACGAGCTGAGCCTAT